GGTTCAGCAGAGATCAAAAGAGACGGCACCAGCCGTTTGTTCCTGTTCTCCAGGATTTCCAGTATAGAGGTCCCGCCGCCTTCGGATACAAATTTAGCTTTGATATTGCATCACACACATGTGGTGATTTACTTCTAGGGGCGGTTCTACAGCTGCAACTTGGTAGTTGGCTAGATCCTACGACTGTGCTCTTGCTGCAGGGCAGTCTATCGAAATACCAAGATCCTTCAACAGCGTGGTTTTATGCGAATGCAATTGGATGTATTCTAATTCAGAGCGTGGAGCTTGAGATTGATGGTGTGACGATTGAAAAGGTCGATGGAGACTTTTCATCGGTCTATTCACAGTTATTTTATGATTTCAATACACAATATGGTGTTGCAGAAAACACAGGATTTGTGAGTATGGAACGATTACTGCAATGGAATCCTCAGCGTGTGTATCCAACGGAGACTGGATATATTCATTGCATGCTTCCTCTGTTCTTTTCGAGAACCAAGCTCAAGGAGGGACTTCCATTGATTGCATGCAGAGAAGGTTCTGTGCGGATTCACGTTACACTGAGGCCGTTCGCGGAAGTTGTGCGTCAGGCTAGAGGTTTTCGTGATACATGTAATGATGTTCCGATAAGCAAGACAATAGAAATGTATGATGTATCAAAGCAGTATGGTCATGCTTACTCGATTACTACATCTGCATCTGAGCCTCCACTTGAGAATGTTCGTCTTGTAACATGGGGGGCTCTACTGGATGGAACTCTAAGAAATTCAATGTTACGACAGCCGTTTGAAGTGATGCACAGGGATGTGCAGACCTTTTATTTCGCTGAGCCGCTGAAGTATGCTGCTTCCACAACAAACCCTGGTTCTGTGATTCGTGTTCAGCTACCGTTGGAGGCGAATCATCCGTTAGAGGAAATACTTTGGTTTGTTCGTAGGACGGATGTTTCTCTTAATAATGAATGGACGAACTATTCGAGTGTTCTTGAGAAGGAGTATGATCCGGTTTATAATCCGAGAGGTCCTTTGTTAGTGTCTGCTAAGGTGCAGGTGAATGGAATTGATTTGGTGGAGGCGGAGGAGTCTTATTTCCGTAATTTGATTGGAAAGTATCACAAGGGTGGTGTTGTGCCCTATAGTTCATTCATTTATGGATATCCGTTTGCGAGACATCCTGGTCAGCACCAACCTTCTGGCACGATTAATGCAAGCAGACTTCAGAGTCTACGATTAACTCTTGATGTGAATTGTCCAGGGACGTGGGAGGTGAAGGTGTTTTGTATTGGTCTGAATTGGTTACGCTTCGAGAATGGTATTGCGAACCATATGTTCACCGATTAAAAATCGGTATACATACCCAAGGTGTGTTCCAGGATTAAAAGGACTAAAGGAAACCCCCACCGAGAAATAGATGGTGGTCGCACTACTCCGAGTGATCCACACAGGTCTTCAAGATGAACGACTCTTGCCGACAAAAGGTAATCCAGCGACAACCTTTTTTCAGAAAGTTTTCCTTAAAGCGGGACGGTTCACGACACAATGGGTTCGTCTTGACTTTGATACGAGACCCGCTTTCAATACAGCCGCAACTCTGACACTTCCCCGCATTGGAAATCTCATTACGCGTCTTTATCTTGTCACTACCATGCCTGATATTCGAACACCCCAGCTCAAGGCTCAACAGGATCCGAAGTTCAAAGGACCTGTGTTTGGCTGGACAAATAGTCTTGGACATGCTTTATTGAAACAGGCCACAATTGATATTGCTGGAGCTCGTGTTGAACAGCTGAATGGTCGTCTTTTGGAGATTCTTGATGAGTTTCAGACACCTCTCGAGAAGGTTACGAGTATAAATAAGCTTCTGCCGCGTGCTGACAGTGGCTTTACTGAAAAAACCTTTGGATGGTCAACAACACCTACAGTCGCTGTAACACCTCTACCCTTCTGGTTTTGCAAGGGAGATCCTGGTGCGGCCTTTCCGATCGACGCGGTCAATGCGGACCAGGTGCGTCTTACGATAGGATTTGCATCTGTTGAAAGCCTCTATGTATCCTCGTCGCTCGTGGATACTTCTGGTAATGTCTTAAATCTAACAAAAGAGACAACAAAAACAACAACATCCGTCATTGAATCAGGATTCTGTGCAACAGGTGCAAATACGACGTATCCTCCTTTACAGGGATCCACATTTACGAGAACAGATGGAACAACAATTCCTGATGCCACCATTCCTAAGACACTTCTATTGGGCGACACATATGTGATGGCCGAGTATGTGTATCTAGACAAGCCTGAAGCAAACAAATTCCGTATTGCTGATTTCCAGTATCCGATTGTCCAGCATTATATTTTTGATGCTGTCGATACAAATGGACAGCCGAGAATAACAATACCGTTACGAATTCCGAATCCGTGCAGAGACTTGTATTTCTTTGCTCAGAGATACGAGGCAGGGGCCTACAATGCACCTTTTCTGGCAACACGTGATCTGAATGATCCAGGAAAGTTTAGTGTCTGGTGGCCGAATGCCAGAGGCCTCAACACACAATCGTATCAGGATCTTGTGCCTGCGTTTTCGGAGCGTGACTCGGAACCTTTTGCATCTATGAGTTTGATCTATGAAGGAAAACTGACACGATATTCGAGTGCATCGCCTTCTATGTTCAGATCACTTCTACCTTCGTATGAGCAGCGAAAGAGTCCGTGGGTAAATCGGTATATGTATAATATGACGTTTGGCTTTCAGAATGGCTTCTATCCGCCGTCAGTTGTGACAGGTGAGGGCAATCTGGATAAAATAGAAAAAATAGATTTACAGTTGCAAATGCAACCGTTTAAGGGTTCACAGAATCCTACAAATGTTCCGCGACTACTAATCTATGTGTTCGCGGAGACATATAATATCTTGAGGGTCTATGGTGGTCGTGCGGGTCTATTGTTTGGGTATTAAAACCTGTGGTTAATTCAAATTACAACTTTAATAATATCTGCTTCAAAGTATTGAATACAATCATCACATGTTCTATGATAGTGTTCTCCAAACTTTAATACAGATGTATTGTTTTTTGACCCACATTTTTGACAAGCAGGACGCGGATCATTTTTGTATGCCTCTCGCATCTTACTAATACAGTTAGCACACTGTGCCAGTGGTCCTTGACAGGAACATTTATTTCTTTCTTCTTCCTCCTCCTTTTTCTTCTGAAGTTCCTTCTCTCGCATTATTCTATGATTTTCATATTCTAGTTTCTGTTTTTCATAACATTCCTTACATATTAGGCGTTTACGCCAGTAATCTGTGTGTGCCATATCAATCGGCTGACCATTATCAGTTACGTAGTTTGTAAATCTATCTGATTTAGTTTGACACTTGTTACAGACTACATTATCGCCGCCAGCTCTTAGCCAGTAAAGAATACTGCGAGCCGATAAAATAGCATCCCCTCTTATACTATGCCAAACTTCTTGTATCCTGGGATGATCTATTTTTTCAAGTTCTCGCATAATCATATTCCATTCATCTACGTTTCCACCATTTCCTGAGTGATTTGGCCCATGAATTTGCATAGCCTCCAGAAAGTTGTATGGATTATTTACTAAAACAGGAACTGGAGGTGGTGATACGTAGGGTGGAGGAAGAGAAGGAGTTGGTGCAATCCTACCAAAGTTAGCGTTTGGATCCATCTTTTTAAGCACACAATAAGCATATATTTTGTTTCAATTTTTTCACTAAAATTGAAATGCAATTACGTGTGCATGAACGCATACACCATGGAGACCTTCCGTGTTCGCCAACTTCTGTCCGCGATGGATTCGACGACGAAGGCCTCCCTCAAGAAGCTACTTCCCAAGAAGCTCGTAGTGCCAGACGTTACGACAGGAAAGTATCCTTCTGCAATTCTATCTGTGTTTCCCAAGGAGGAGTCTTACTCCTTGTTAGGATGCGTGGCTGAGGAACTTCTACGTCTTCCGTCATCGGAGATTACAGTGGCGACTCTCCATACAGCCATCGAGAAGTTCTACCCAGACTACACGGCGACCCATAAGGCAAAGGTTGTAAAGTCAAAGACAACACAGCCTTTCCTTGACCATCTTGTAGCAACCCGCACAAAGCTTGACGCAGTCGTAAAGGGCAATCTTGTCTTTGATACGACAGTTCGTTACGAACGCGTCGAGGGTCATCCTGACGCACAGACAGAGACGCAGCTGTTTGAAGTCAAGCTGACAGGCATGCTAAAGAAGAATTGGGTAGATTTCCTATTTCAGGTCTTTGCCTACGCGGCCCTCCATGAACCCGCAACAGATATCTATCTTGTTCTTCCTCTGCAAGATACAGTGTGGCACCAGCCTGTTAGTAAGTGGCCTAATCGTAAGGCGTATCGTGATCTCTTGAATAGCCTTAGTAAGGCTTACCAAGAGCCATCTGCAGTCCTATCACCGATTATGGGCATGCTTCTACAGGAAACCCACAACATTGGGTGTCATGTTCAGAAGCTCAAGACAGTGGCATTGACTCTTTCAGCCCTGTCACATGAGACTCACAAGCCCTTCCAGATGTTTCTAACGGGCCCTCAGAACACCAAGCTTGTTATGAAGGATGAGGATCTTGCCGCTGCTTCGGCGGAGCAGCAGTTGACTTCTATCCGAATGTATGTCCATAGTCCGTATATCATCAATCTATGTCACGAACCTGGAACGAAGGAGGATTATGGCGTTGTCTGTCTCCAGAAGAATCTCCAGTATGCAAATGCGATGGGTCTGAAGGGTGTTGTTGTTCATGTGGGCAAGTCCACTGATCTTCCTCTCAGCACTGCTCTTGAACATATGCGTAAGAATATTCTGACAGCGATGGAGACGGCAACAGATACGTGTCCGATTCTTCTAGAAACTCCTGCTGGACAGGGATCAGAAACTCTAACAACTTACGACGACTTTGTATCCTTCGTAAAGTCATTTGACTCGCCTAAACTCCGTATCTGTGTTGACACGTGCCATGTCTTTGCAACTGGCCAGAATCCGTTTGAGTATATTCAGAAAATGATGACGCTTGATAAGACTCTTCTCAAGCTTGTTCATTTCAATGATTCGTCGACTCCGTGCGGCTCATGTCTCGACCGCCATGCGTTTATTGGCACAGGTAAGATTGGTTATGCTGCTCTGAAGGAGATTGCTGATTATTGCATGGACCGAGGCATTCCGATGCTTGTGGAGTGAATCAAAACTTAACGACGCATATTACGACGATTCTTGCGATTCCGTCTGGTCGAAGCACGGCGATTCCGTCTGGTCGAAGCACGACGGCCGCGGGCACCACGAGAACGTGTGTAGTAAGGATTTGTGCTTGTAGGATTGCCGTATGAAGGAACAGCAGGTGCAGCAGGAAGAGGCTGTGCAAAATATGCAGGTCCAGGCATTGCCGAGGGAGGTTGTCCATAGGCCCGCATGGTTGCATTCCACTGAGCCTGAGGAGTTCCTTGCCATTGAGATCTCATATATCCAGCCATTTGTATATTTAGTATGAAGAAATTAGTGAACTTAAACAAAAGAAAATAGTTCTGACAGATGAACCAGATTATAATCGATTCAACGCAGGCCAAGTCAGATTTGTGTCTTCTCTGTGCAGGATCAGGCACGGACAAGAGCCCTTTTACTGTGAATGGTCACAGACATCCTTACACGTTGCCTTACTCGCTTCTCCTCGAGCCCCTGAGACACAAGCCTATCAAGTTTGCGGAGATTGGAGTCTTTCGTGGAGCATCTCTTGTTGCGTGGAGAAAGTATTTTACGCAGGCTCGTATCTATGGCTATGACAATGATAGGCCCAACCTCGAGTATATCTTTTCACTTGGGTTGCCCAACACATTCCTGGCCCAGATGGATGCTAGCAAGGAGGAGGCAATTGTTGGAGGTCTAGCTGGTTATTGCCAGGACAATGAACTCTTTGATGTCATTCTCGATGATGCGTCTCATGATCCTCATGATCAGTGCCTTGTTATTAAGCATGGGCTTCAGTTTCTAAAGAAGGGAGGTCTCCTCATCGTCGAGGATATCTTTCGTGAGCGTCCGATTGAGCCCTATGAAAAAGTATTTGAGGAGATTAAGGATTTAGTATCATTCCACACGTTTATTACATGCGATCATGCTCTTCGTTTTTCTCCTGGTTGGAATAATGATCGTCTTCTTGTATTTGTGAAGAACTAAACTCATATGCTTGAGCTTCCTGTTCAGAACGATAGATACTACGACTAATTTGCCAACGGTAATTCTCTTCCTCCTCTTGAATCTCAGCCTTCTTTTTATTTTCTTCCTCTATTTTCTTTCTACGAAGTGATGTAATAAAGTTAGGTATGGTCAGGACTTCAAGTTCACTTGGCCTTGAAAGCGGAGATACACGAGACTTCTGAAACCGTGTTATGGAAGAAAATTCCTCTTCAGCTTGTATAGTCATCTTAAGCTTTTCAGCAAGAGAAACACCCTGAGGTATGGTCAGGGGCTTTACAGAACTAAGAGATGGAAAGTCATTTGGGTTTTGTAGATTTAGAGTCTTTTCAGACATAGGAGCAACCGCAGTTTTATGTTTCCACGTTCGATATGACATTGTAGTTGCATTGTCAACATAGTGAACCCTGTTTCAATTTTGGTGTATGCCTAACAGTAAAATTGTAACAGTTTCCCCGTAGTAGATAGGCATCATGACGTCTTTAGTCATTGTTGAAAGCCCCGCGAAGTGTAAAAAGATCGAAGGGTTCCTGGGTCCAGGGTGGCGTGTGGAGGCCACGATGGGTCACATTCGTGCACTTGAGGAGGATCTTGAGGCGGTGGGTCTAGATCGAGACTTTGAGCCACGCTATGAATTCATCAAGGAAAAGTCAAAAAGTATTAATCATTTGAGGGATGCAGCAAAGGCCGCAACACGTATCTATATTGCCGCAGATGATGATCGTGAAGGCGAAGCGATTGCCTACTCTGTGGCTGTTCTATTGAAGTTGGATCCTAAGACGGCTCTCAGGTCAGTCTTTCATGAAATCACCGAGACGGCTGTAAAGAATGCAATCAGGAATCCTCGTAATATTGATATGCACAAGGTGGAGGCTCAGCAGGCGAGATCTATTCTAGATCTAATGGTGGGATTTACGATTTCACCTCTTCTTTGGAAGCATGTAGGTGCCGCACTGTCGGCGGGGAGGTGCCAGACTCCAGCACTGCGACTTCTGTGTGACAAGGAAAAGGAGATTCAGGGATTCACGAGTGAGACAGTGTGGCATGTGAAGGGTTCTTGGTTTCCTGCAGGAGGCAACTTTGTCTTTCCTGCTGATCTGAAGGATGAACTTGATGAGAAGGAATCGGCTTTGAACTTTCTCGAGAACATTCATGAGGAAACGGAGGCGACAATTCTGACAGCGACGACGAAGCCGTGGACAGAAGCACCACCGAAGCCGCTCATTACAAGCACTTTGCAGCAGGAGGCGTCTGCATTGTATGCCTCGCCGCCAAAGAGGACTATGCAGATTGCCCAGAAGTTGTATGAGGCGGGTCATATTACGTATATGAGAACGGATCATGCAATTCTTTCAGAGGAGGCTATTCAGGATGCAAATCAGTATATTCAGAAGCAGTTTGGTGAGGCTTATCTAGGATCTACAGAAGTTAAAAAGGCGAAAACTGCAGCACCTGTGCAGGCCCAGGAAGCCCACGAAGCTATTCGGCCGACACACTTTGATCTGACGGAACTTCCTGCGACGGAGGATTGGCTACCGCTGGATCGAAAGATTTATCGACTGATCTGGGCCCGAGCCACTCAGAGTTGTATGGCCGCAGCGAAAGGTGATACCAGGACGATTATCTTTACAGCTTCAGGAGATCCTGGAGAGTTTCCGTGGCAGGCTTCATGGAAACGAACAACCTTTCTTGGATGGCGAAAGATTGGTGCTGCTGTAACGAATCTTGATGAGGATGCAGCTGAAACAGCAGAAGCAGCACAGGCGACGTGGCTCCAGGCTCTTTCACTCAAGGAGGGGACAAAACTCAAATGGAAGGCACTTGACACAGCTCCACATGTATCAAATCCGAAGCCGCGGTATACAGAGGCCACGCTGGTAAGAGAGCTTGAGAGAAAGGGTATTGGTCGTCCGAGCACCTATGCGTCTCTTGTTGGAACACTTCTTGATAAGAAATACACGGAGAAGCGTGATAGGCCTGCAACAGAAAGGAAGTTCTCGGCGTATCATTTGAAAAAGGAAGGCCAGTGGCCACCGACGGAGGAAATTGTCACAAAGAAAGTTGGAGGCGAAAAGGACAAGATGGTGCCGACGCCTCTTGGTCTGAGTATTCTTGACTTCTGTTTGAGAGAGTTTGGTCCTCTCTTTGACTATGGATTTACGGCTCAGATGGAGTCTCGACTTGATAAAGTCGCAGATGGAAAGGAGGCCTGGAAGGCTGTGTGCCGAGACACATGGAACTCCTATAAGGACCATTATCTGGATCTGAAGAGTCAGAAGGGGTCTACTGTAGGTCGAGTTAAGGAGTTCGCGGATGGCCTCAAGGCTGTTCAAGGAAAGAAGGGTCCAATTCTTCTGAGGGAAGATCCATCAGGAGACAAGGAGAAGACGATATTTTATGGATGGCCAGAGGGTCTTGCGTTCAGTGAGATGACGGAGGACGTGGCGAAAGCCTTCTGTTCTAAGGAAAAGGCAAACAAAGAGGGAACAGTCATTGGCTTGCTGAACGGCCAACAAATGATCGAGAAGTCAGGAAAGTTTGGTGTCTATGTTCAGTGTGGATCGATGAGTGTCCCGAAGGCAGAAGGAGATACAGTCTTTACACTACAAGAAAAGCTCAAGGCAAAGAGTGAAGCAAGTCTGCACACGCTGGGAGACTTTGTGTTTCGAAAGGGACCGCATGGGCCGTTTATGTTTAAGAAGGGAGGCACAGGCAGGCCGCAGTTTGTGAGTCTACCGTCTGAATTGGATCCAAAGTCGCTGACGTTGGAAGCAGCAACGCGTATCTATAAGAATGGTGTTGAGGCGAATGGTAGTTCAGGAAGGGGTCGTGGCAGGGGTCGGGGCCGTGGTCGGGGCCAATGAAAGTAAAGTCTCTCAATAGAGGATGAAACCACAGGTTAAAAGGCTATTGCCTCCTGATTTTGTAGCAAAGCCAGAACTTACACAAAAAAAGACAGCTGTCTGTATTTTTCATATGTATCCCCCGATTCACAATGCAGGAGCTGAAATTATGGCACATGTCTTGAATATATATCTTATCAAAAAAGGTTGGACTGTGTATGTTCTGTTGCCCAAGTTTCCTAAAAAGGAAGTGGATGGTGTGAAAATCATTGAGTTCTCAGAGGTAAAGAAGATCGAGGAGGTTGTGCAAAAGGCCTCATTCCTCGTCTCACATCTGAAATTCTCAGAGTTGACGGTTGCCACAGCAAAAGAGGCACAGAAGCCTGCGGTTATGTTGATTCACAATAGTTTTCAGATTCCCTATATTCTTTCTTTCCTTAAAATGATTCCAAAAGAGCAGCTTCATTTTATTTATAATAGTCTCTGGATCAAGAACTTTTACAAAAAGTGGGAAATCGATGGGCCGATTCTCTATCCTCCTGTCGAAATGAAAGACTATGATATGAAGACAAATCACAAGTATGTCACCCTTGTGAACTGTATGGAAGACAAGGGTGGTGAAGTTCTTGTGAAGTTGGCCAAGGCGATGCCAGACACGCAGTTTCTCGGTGTTCTGGGCGGCTATGGAATACAGATTGTTGATAAGAGTCTATCCAATCTGCACTATATGAAAAATACTCCTGATGCGTCCAAATTCTATTCGCAGACGGACATTATCTTAATGCCTTCCTATTATGAATCATGGGGCCGTGTAGCTGTCGAGGCGATGTCGATAGGAATTCCTGTGATTGCTCACCCGACTCCAGGTTTGAAAGAGTCTTTGGGTGATGCTGGTCTTTTTGCAAATCGTGATAGAATTGATCAATGGGTTCACTCTATTCGGCGTCTTCAGACAGATCCATGGTTCTATGGTCTCAAGTCAGAGGAAGGACGTATACGAGCAAAGCAATTAGATCCTGAGCCACAGTTAAAAGAAACCGAGGCCTGGTTAAAATCTTTGTAGCCTGTAGATGTCTGCTCCCACGAACGCTCCTGGAGGAACTACAGCGAATCGCTCAAGGTCAAACTCGGACTTATCAGGCAATGCACCGAAAAAGTTTCTGAATGGCTGGACGACGCAGCAGGAGACTCTTATGGCAGAATGGTCTGATAAGGCTGCGTGTTATCGGTGGCTTCACGACCGTTGCGAGAAGAAATACAGTCGGCTGAATATGTTCATCACAATTCCTGTTATTATTCTTTCAACACTCACAGGAACGGCGAACTTTGCGGTTGGTTCCTTTATTCCTCCCGATAATGCTTCACTTAAAAATTATGTAGCAGCAGGAATCGGGTCAATTTCAATTTTTGCTGGTATTCTAACGACTCTCGGAAACTTTTTGCGATATGCCCAGGGCTCAGAAGCAAATCGTGTAGCCTCAATTGCCTGGGGTAAGTTCCAGCGTCAGATTGCCATTGAGTTGGCTATGCATCCAAATGATCGTATGGATTGTATGGATTTTCTAGGTATCTGTCGTGCGGAACTGGATCGTCTGATCGAGCAGTCACCGCCTGTGCCCGATGAGGTCATTGATGAGTTCGAGAGGGAGTTCAAGGATGTTCCTAATATCAAGCGTCCTGATATCTGCCACGGTCTTGAGCACACGCGTGTCTTTGACAACTCTGCGAGCCGCTTGAAGATGTTATCAGGTGAGGCCGCGTTAATGTTGTATCACAAGAAAAAGGCGTTAAGAGATGAAATTATTCCTGATTTGACTAAGTTAATTGATCGGCGGATTACTGATTTATCGGGCAGCCTAATGCCTCACACAACACAGACGTTGGAGCGTGTAACGTCTTCTTATTCACTGATGAAGCCGAGCGTAAAGTCACACCACCAGGATGCGACGAGACGCCGTGTAAACCTTAATACTCTTGTAACGGCTCCTGATCAGACAGATATTCATATTGATATTGTTGGGGCTGAAACGGTAGAAACAAAGAGCTAGAAAGCACGCAAGAGTTCGACGCCATTCCAATAGATTGCACGGTCGCACCACTCGGCACGAAAGGTATCGAGGACGCGTGAAAGGGGTGGAAGTAGTTTCGTCTTTCGAGACCAGTGGTCGCCGAAAGGAAGAATCATTACGTTGTCAGGAGTCAAGATCATTGTAATCTTATTTACGATGTTGTCGACAAATACGTAAGAGAGTCCCTTGATGTCAGGAAGATCATCGAGCTTTTGGCCCAGAATCTCAACCTTGCCCCACTTAGGGCTCTTGTGCTTGATCAGAAGATCGATTCCGTCCTCTGAGAGAGCAATAATCCGATGAATGATTGGGAAAGGAAAGGGCGTCCATGTTCCCTTTGTTGTATTCTGTGGCTTGACCCATCGAAAGACAGGCTTCTGTGTCATGCCGTGAACGAGTTCAAAGACCACTTCCTCGTTGTTGTTGTCGGTAGGAAGGTATTGAAAGGCAAGATCAGTAAATCCGTCCATGGGGGGCGGAATGTTGATACGCCACACATCAGAGGCATCCTCTTCCTCGACCCAGTGTGTGTAGATCTCCTTGTCTTCAAGGTATTGCGGTGCATCCTCCTTGAACGGCCACGAATAGCGGATGTCAGAGAGATACATTTTGGATGCTGCTTATTTTGGCAGCATATACTTCAATTTTTTTGCCTTGAATCACCAGTAGCATCCATTTTCAATACGTGCTGCACCCTTTGGTTTCTCTGCTGGGCTCGGATAGACCCAGAAATCATTCCAGAAGGTTGAGATAATTGAATGTGAGGCCCAGCGACCTCCTTTGATGCCAAAGAGCACTTGTGTGGCTCCTCCCATGACGATTACGATGAGACCACGTTTCTTGAGTTCATGAGCGATGATCATGCCGAGACCACCGCAGCCAACGATGGCAATACGGGCAGATGTATGGGCAACGGCGGACACAACATATTGAACAGCATCTTGCCATGAAGAAACGCCCTCTGGCCACTGTGCATTGCCTTGAGCGAGAGCAGGGCAATATCCAGTTACAATTGGAATCCAACGTGTGCTTGAGGGTAGAAGTGAATCTGTAAATAGGGGCCAGATTTCATCACGATAGGATGTTTGATTCAGGGCTGTCCAGGCAAATGCATTTATGATCGCAACATCTTGGTTAGCCAGAAGATTTGTCCATCGTTTCTCGGGTCGCACATAATAGGGTTCTAGAGATCGTAGAGGTATACGTGGTGCCTTTATAGTCATTGCATCAAGAAGTTTGGCTTCTTTCTCGGCGAGAGGAGCATACCAGCCAGCAACCAGAATATCTGTGTCGAGAATTGCATCTTGTGTTTTATCAACCCAGGCTTCGACGGAGTCGGGTGTGGAGGGCCAGATTCCTGCATGGAGTTCTAGCTTGGCAGGATTTCCGATTCCCATCAGACATTCGAGTTCGATGGTTCCGTTACGACCCACAAGAAGTCCTGTTCCTTCTTTCAGTGCCGTTTTGATACTTTTATAGATTTCGGAAGCTCCGTCTTCGATGTTCATTACTAAAAATTGAGCTTATTCGTTTAAATACTGTAGGCATAAGCAGAATGTTCACCAAGGTTGTTTCGTCACCTCTAGAGGCGGAGTTGCAGGAGATTGCATCAAAGTATGGATTTGCCCCGAAGATACAAAGCATTGATGGAAACGTGGTTCAGATGGACACTGTAAGTGGCCTCTGCTTGGCTGACCAGTATTCGGATGATCCCAAGAAGATTCCCAAGCGTGTATGGCAGGAGATTCATCGTATTCTTTCGATTCTTTATGAGCGTGAAGGAATTGAGTATATTGATATTACCTCCTATAACTTCATGGAGGACACAGAAGGAAAGATTTGGATTATTGATTTTGGGCATGCATATTACACGGGCGAGGGTGAAAAAAAGATTAATTGGTTCTTGAAGGAGTTTTTGGAGGGTTACTTTGGATGGAATCCTGATTTCGCTTAGCGTCGTGTAGTAGGTCTATGAGGCATATTACGACGCCACTCTGGTATATCAGCAGCGATTGTAGAGGTGCCGAGTGTATGACCCGCTCCTGCTTCTGACCATTCGTTCGGTAGAATACTAGGAAGCTCTTCAAATGGAGGTGGAATGGGTGTAGGAGGTCTTGCTGCCGCGGGTTCGAAATGGTCAACAGGCTCTTCAAATTCGAGAGCCACTTCCTCTCCGTCGCACAGAACAACATCAGCAGGCTCTGTATTTACGACAAAGACATCAACAGGAAAGTCTCCGAGAGCGGAAACACGAATCTGAAGTGTCGTATGCTTTCGAATGACACCAATCGCCGAGAGTGCTTTCTCGAGCTCATCCTTGACATCGCTATTGTAAAATGCACTATCGATAACTTTGAGAACGATTCGAGTCGCAGGAGGAAAGGCCTCCTCTGTCAAAATCACGGCATTCACTTCATCACCAAGACCACCCATTCCTGCGGAATCAATCATCCAGAGAGGAAGAAAGGCATGATCACCTTCATAGGTTACGGGCTGGCCACAGGGCACAATCCAGTCGTGAATTCGAAGAAAGTGACGCTTTCCTTCTTCATCTCGCATGATACGCTGCCATAGATCATGTGAGACTTGAGTAGTGAATTGGTCAGAACACTGCGTGGGCGAGTAGTCTTTCGACCAAACTTGCAGTTTTACTTCCATTGTTACTACTTTCATCCCTACAGCTTTTTTCAATTTTAGTAATCAGAATGGGGTGTTGGAGGACCAAGGCGAGTTATTTTAAAGATGCCTTAACAAAGACACAAGATTTAAGTGATTTACATAAGGCCATTATTGAAGAGCGGTATGTGAGGCTCTTAGAGAGTTATGAGAGACGGTGTATTCGTCTTTCCTTTATTTTTCATACAGCTCGTATATTAATCACGGTCGGTTCGCTTGTTGTCCCTGCTCTTCTGTCAATTCAGTATACAAATACAGGATCTTCAAATCCGTATCCAGATTCTGATAGTTTATCCTATCGTATCTATTGGACCACATGGGTTCTGTCACTACTTGTGACAACAAGTAATGGAGTCGTGAATGTATTTAAGTTGGATAAGAAGTATTATTTTATTCACACGACCTATCAACACTTACGAAGTGAAGGATGGCAGTATATTGGTCTTACAGGGCGTTATAGTGTTCTAGCAAACTCTATACCCACACATTCAAATCAGTTCATTTATTTCTGTCATATGATTGAAAAGATTAAGATGAAGCAGGTTGAAGAAGAATATTATAAATTAAGTGACTCACAAGAGGCTACAAAACATCCGCCCCCGCAGCAGGCACAGACAACTGATAGTCTTCTCCCGATGTCGCCGCAGAAACCTGTTGGAGAGATGATCAAGATGCTGCCAGCTGAATTGAAAACTCAACTGATAAATCTTGGATTTAAGTCTGGTGATAGTGTAGAGAATGGGCCTTCCACCCCCATTGAAGAAACTACAGTGTCAGTGTCTACCGACTTGTCGGGCAACACCACTGAAAAATAGTCCCTTTTGTGCAAAACACTTGAAAAGCTGCCCAAGAGTAAGTCCTCTTTCAGGATATGAGCCTGCCTATGAGCCCGACCGTTGGAACAATGTAAAGGAACTGAGAGAAACTCACAATTGTTTTGCATATGCGTTTAATATTCATGACCCGAAGCAGGTCGAGGCCTGTAGAAAAGATCCAGAGTGTAATACGCCGTTTCATCAACCTGGTTCTGCATCAGGTCATCCGAGATTTAGAGGTGCTCGTCTGAAGACGTGCCCTGATATGATTGCTCGTCTACTTGGTGATAATCCTAGTCTGAAGATGACTACATTTGAAACGAAGTGTCCTTCTCATACTTCGAAGATTGCACTTGTTGTAGATCCCGACGAGGATTACCATTTTTACAGACAGGATAAAAACAGTTATTGGTCTCACAAGCCTGGTGGGACAGCAGTTACGAACAAGGATGCATCTGGCCGTCTTATTTACGATCCAGCACTCGCGGCTCGTAATTATACGGATAAGGATTCTACACTTGACTACGACACTTTCTGTGGCTATTTTTGCTTAGCAAGAGATAAGCCTCTTCACATCAAGGTGGGTGGTTATAGAAAGACACGACGATCTGTGCGTAAGGGTCGTCATACACGATCAGCACGGCGGGCTTCTAACCATTTTTGACCGAAGCGTGAAAGCCATAGATTTCCAGGGTCATAGAGAGAGAGGGCTTCTACACAATCAAGACGCTTTCTGACATTAACTTCAAGCATACCTTTTAAGACTGCAAGAACAATAGCTTTCTGTGAAAGCCATTTTCCTTGTGAGAAGGCAGGCCATGTCAACAGAGTATTGAGCACGTAGACAAGAAGACATCCGATGGACCAACTATCATAACGGGGCCAATAAAGACGCCAGAATCCAGGCCAGTCGCCTTTGAGGGCTGTAGAACTTGACTCCAAGAAAGTATAGATTTCATTGACATTTTGTTGCTTTGTTTTTCCAAAGAGTTTCTCGATATCTTTAAAAATCGGTTTTCCTTTTACGGTCAGTGTAATTGCATCGTCAAAACTGTATTGATTATTGATGACAGCATTCTGAATGGTGACTTCAGGAGGTTCGAGGTTTAGGATAACGGGGTGTGCGGGTGATCCGACGCCGAAATCAAGCATCTTCCAGCGGTCATCGAGATCATCCATTGTAATCTCTTTACCGATGAAGGCCATGCCGAAATCGAGAATATGAGGCACGCCGTTTTCGTCCATGAGCACATTATTGGGGTGTAGATCAAAATGGCAAACACCTGCGATCGCGAGAGATGCTCCGCCTTCCAGCACGTGACGCATGAAGGAGAAGAAGTCAAAGCGACTAGGATGAAAGTTAGTCTCACTGAGGCTTGTAAAGAGTGTTGACTTTCCACCGAAGGGTGTGAAAGTCTGAATAGTATCTTTGAAGGGAATACGCCCTTCTTCAATGGGTCCACATGATCCTGATACTAAATTAGCATCCTTTTGTTTTGATATTTCTAATGGCTGACAGGACTCCGGTTCAGGAAGAAGAAAATAGTTTGCGTAGAGAGGCAATTGACGTAAGCGATTTGCGATGAAGATTTCGCGTCTAGCGTCACCTTTTGATGTAAGTTTGCCGACCATTTTTCCAGGCACAATGAGACCTGATTTACAAGCAAGGGGCGGAACAAAGGCACAGCCATAGGTTCCTTCCCCGATTTGTTTACCACCTTTGTGTCTAGTCATACTCTACTATTCTAGCCATAGAGAAGAGAAGGATGATCGGAATTACTCTGGTCTTAATACTCCTTTTGGGGTTTGCAGCCGCTGAGATCCTATGGCCTCAAAAAGTTCGTGAAGGCTTTGAAGGACTTGTGCCGGCTGTTTCTGCCCAAGGAGGTTACTTTGCGAAATTTGTGCCAAGAAGAGGAGATATTTCAGAAGGGCATGACGAAGCTGGATATATTCAGGATCCGAGGTATTTCATTGGATACAAAGATGTTCAGCGTATTGGTGTAGATCATGACTTTTGCCGTATGGTAGAGTCAAAATCAAGTGGAGTAAAGTTCTTTGCATGTGCTCTTGCTGGCACAGAGAATCTGAGCAGTATTGAGTATCGCACTCCGAATACAAAAGAAGGGTTCCTTTTGTCTCGTGACGACTACATGCGTGATATTAACAAGGACGGCAGGGCTGATTACTGTCGTATTCTGAAGGGAAAGACAGGAGCCTATGAGCCTCAATGTAATCGTGCTCTGGATCGCGAGTTTGATTCAGCTCTTCTGGTTGACACAAATCCTCCTGCTGATATTGCTATGCTCACGCAATTCTATCAGGGATGCGTCTTCTGGTATCGGTTTTATGATGATATGGTAGATTATGTAAATAACACACAACTGATGATTGTGGGTGGTGGTAAAGTCGATGAGAAGCCGAAACCCGAGATCACAGAGGCCTTGAGGTTCAATGGAATTAATCAGTATTTGCGTATTGGTGATAGTCCTGATTTGGAACTAGGTGCTCTCGTGCCTTTACGTTCGTTGAGGGCTATGATGGTCTGGGTCTATTTCGATGAGTTTACGAACAATGCAAAGATTCTAGACTTTGGTGATGGGCCTGGACATAACAATATTTTTCTGGGTATTGTGGGCAAGGGTGATTCGGATATCGCTACAGGTGGGCAGGTCAGGAACTCAGTTCAATGTGGTTCTGAGACGACGGTGCCTGCGTCACCTTCTGGTCCTCAGCCTGGTATTACAATGTCTCCGCAGGATTTAATGAAGTCTACTTCTGCGAATGTTGATTTCTATGACTGTGGAGGGTTCGAGGAGCCGAAAGTGATGAAACGTAGCTTTATCAAAAATAAGAACACGGGTCCTAAGGAAACGGCGACTTTACTCTATGAAGTCTGGGATGAACGTCAGAGAAAGATGCGAATCAAGGTTTCAGGTGTGATACCGAAGAACAAGTGGACACATATTGCTATCACGGCATTGACGAATGATGCGTTCCGCCCTGACATTGGTATTTATATAGATGGAAAGCAGGTGTTTGTGGAGCCTTCGGGATTTCTGCCGCAAGTCTCAACACTTAGCAATTGTTACATTGGAAAGAGTAACTGGGCGAATGAGACAAGTCAGTATGAGAACAAGGATCAGCTGTTTCATGGTCGTCTTTATGATTTGCGTGGCTATAAGACACTGCTATCAGAAGGATTGATTAAGGATTCGATTGGCTGGGGCCGAAAGAAGCTTGGTGTCTAAATTATAGAAACAACCACCGTATTGTATCAATGAGTTTTTTTTCCTAATATCTCTTTGCATCATTACATCAAGATTAAAATTCATTAGATAAAACCATTTATTATTATGTAATTTATAGAATCTTTTTACTCTTTCTTCCATTAAGAACTCCTTAAAATTGAGTTAAGTTTGATAGTATTCAAATTTAATAGCAAAATGGAGTTTACGCCAGAGTTCTTTGATGAAGCATCGCGTGCATGGAGGGCAAATAAGATTCGAATTGGCGAAGGGCATTATAAATACAAGCGGAATGCATTTCCAGTTACAAATACAGTTACAGTTAAAAAGGAGCTTGTTAAAGGACCTCGTCGTTCGCCGAGGTTATCTAGTCAAACATTGACTACATAAAAAATACTCGCAGCGAGGATTGAACTCGCGACCTCGGCCTCCCTTGTATATACATGATATAAGGACCACGCTCTGAACCAACTGAGCTATACGAGCTGTGACAGTTTTTTTAAGATACTGACAAACTTTTGTGCCTCCGCTGGGGATTGAACCCAGGACCTACAGCTTACAAAGCTGGTGCAACTACCACTGTGCTACGAAGGCAAAGATGGATTTTTAAAGAATCCTAACTTGATACACCTGGTGGGGATCGAACCCACGATCTTCCGCTACCATCAGTTAAATAGAAGGCGGACGCGTTATCCACTACGCTACAGGTGCAAACGGTTATTCTTTAAACTTATAGTTTATTTATAATTTAAGAGTGTGAAAGAGCAATACGAGTGCTACTACGAGTTGCAACACTACGAAAACCAGGCGTAGGAATAAGAGTGACCGTTGTCTTGTTGACGGTGCGAGTCCATGAATCCTCCTGAGGGTCATCTGAGCCTGACTCATATGCATCAGCCGCCTGCTCCTTCATGTGCTTCTTGGCCTCAATGGCCGCCTTGCGAGGAAGACGCTTGACACGGGCAAAGATAGAATCCATTTCACTCACTGCCACAAAAGGGGCGGCGAGGCGAGTCAATTTTTTTGGGTTTTGTGGTAAAGATGTAAAAAAAAGATATTGGACACCGCCTGTGGGGCTCGAACCCACGACATTCGGCTTAAAAGGCCGACGCTACTAACCAACTGAGCTAAGGCGGTTTGTGGTGGTTTTTCAAAGACCATCCGAACTTACTCTCCTCCACCAGGTGCTTTTTACAGAAGCACCAAACTGTTTACGCCCAGCGGGAATCGGACCCGCGTATCTACATTGGAAGTGTAGCATTCTACCACTGAATTATGAGCGTTGGCACCGATACCGAGAATCGAACTCGGGTCAAGGCTGTGAAAGAGCCCTATGCTAACCTCTACACCATATCGGTTAATGACTCTTTGACGATAAGAGTCGGACGGATCGTGGATCACCACCTTGTTTTTAGAGAACAAGGAAACTCTTTACTAGGAATGGGATTCGAACCCATGCGGTGTTAACCAGCAGATCTTAAGCCTGCCTCCTTGACCAACTCGGACATCCTAGTTATATGTTGTGTGTTTTACAGGCTATGGGATTTGAACCCATGCAGATCGCTCTAGTGGATCTTGAGACCACCGCCTTAACCACTCGGCCAAACCTGTATCTTTGATAGAGGTTAGCCTTGTGCTGGAGCACTCGGCCAAACCTGTATTTTTTAGCAGGATCCTTGAAATATAGGCATATTAGACACTTTGCTGTATGGATCCTTGAATAGGTGCTACTCGGGATCGAACCGAGGTTAAGAGGTTTCTACGCGAGATCAAAGCCTCCTGTCCTAACCACTAGACTATAGCACCAATGGGTGGGCCGCCGCCCCCGCCTCACCCTAACTGGAAAACGCGAGTCAATTTTAGGCCCTCGCTGGCCGCCGCCTACGAATGTCTGCAATCAAATCTGCCTTATTAAAGACACTCTTGATTGTATGAGCCTTGCCTCTCAAATCATTCCAAATGACAAGCAACTCCTTGCGTGTCATTCTTTCTAGCCCATCATCGGCTTCAGAAGCAGTTTCAGAAGCGGTGGGAGTAGGAAGCTCAGGAATGAAATCACGTGCGGCTTCAGCGTGATCATCAAGGCCTCCCGTGAGAAGTTCAACAACACGCTTCCATATGGCATGAACCAACTGAGTCTCTCCATAGGCTTCCAGCTGCTTGGCCTGAACCAAGAGAACGGTGAGACGCTCATAGTCAACACTCATGTTGTGCCTATGATACTACACGTGTCAAGTTCAATTTTTCAACGAATAAGTTCCAACAGGGCCTTTGTCTTTTCAATGCGAGCCTCCAAATAGACACGCAACTCGTCCAATGCAGCCTGTTCTGTAACGGAGTTCTTAGGGGTCTCCGTTCCCGTCATCTTTTCTTCAAGAAAACGAAGATAAATAGTAAGATTCTGAATCACTGAATCCTCAACCGTAAAGAGGGGCCTTACATCATATATTCCCATGTAGTAACGGGGCATACGTCTGATATTCATAGTAATAGGCGGAGGTATAGTGGTCAGTCCCCTCTCAACATCGTTACCCCAATAGGAATATCCTTGTGTATATTCCTCCATTTAGTATATTTAGTCTAGAGGTTTTAGACTTGATTTCTCTAACGAAGGTACGGCCTACCTCGTACCTAAAATTGAGATAGAGCCTCCAAGTAGAGGCCGTATACAAATGTCTCAAGATACAGGAAAGTTCCGTAAGAATGAGAAGGATCAGTATTACACGAGGCAGGAAGTTGCAAACTCCTGTGTGGCCAAAATCCAGGAACTCCTGCCCCAAACTTCTTCCTGGAGTTGGATCGAACCCTCGGCAGGAAACGGAAGTTTTCTGAAGGCTGCTTCAGGTCAGAAAACTCTGGGTATAGATATTGATCCAAAAGTTCCTGGTATCGAGAAAGGAGACTTTCTTGCCTGGACTCCTACCACAAATCAAAAGCGTATTCTCTTTGGTAATCCGCCCTTTGGCCGCCAAGGATCTCTCGCCAAGGCCTTTATTCAGCACGCCGCAGGCTTCTCAGACTGTATAGCCTTTATTCTACCTCGTTCCTTTGTGAAGCCGAGTATGTCGAGAGCCTTTCCTCTAACCTTTCACTGCATTCACAGTGAAGAGCTAGCCAAGAATTCCTTCGAGGTCAATGGCATCCTCTATGATGTGCCGTGTGTCTTTCAGATCTGGGAGAAGCGATCCACAAATCGCGAAGTCCAGGAAGCCACAGAACCGAGCGGCTTTGAGTATGTAAAAGAAGAGTATGACTTTGCCTTTCGTCGTGTAGGAGGCAAAGCAGGAACTTGTTATTCAAAGGAGGAGCCGTGTTCAAAGCAGTCTCACTATTTCTTGAAGCTCGACGCCCAATACAAGCTGCACATGAAAAAGAT